TATTTAGTTATTTTTTCTTGACAAAGTATCTTGTCTAATATCGTACATTCAATGTCTATTGGTTTATCATCTCTACACAACATTGGATGTTTTTTATTTATTATTATTTTTTTACCAATCATATTGTAGGTTTTAAATTTGCGCTTAACGTTATCGCCCAACGTGGGGGTTGTTTTAGAATGGTAAATCGTCTTCGCTTTCTTGTTGGTTTACTGCAAATTCCTTCTTACCTGTTGGTGCGTTAAAAGAAACCTGCTTACCTCTACCACAATAGTTTTTCTTTGCCTTTTCGGCTCTTTCCTCTTGTGATTGGTTGTTCCATACAGTGTGAGTGTTTCCTTTTTCGTCTGGTTCTTTTAGGAAGTCGGTAGCTACGTTTGCGTAGTTTTTGCCGTTCTTAGCTTCCTTCCAGTTGATGTCTTCTTTGCAAATGTTTAGTACAATCATTGTTTTTAGTTTTAATTTTAATCGTTTAAATAGTTTTCAAATACTTCAAATTTATCAGTTAACATTTCATAAGGAATGTAATTCCTTTTAGGTTCTTGTAATAACTCTGGAAAGTATTTTATTTTATGATTTTTTAGTTCCTCTTTAGCTTTATTAAGTTTGTCTAATATATCTTTTGCATTGTGAGTATAGCTTGTATCAAACTTATAATTCCAAAACTTAACTTCTTCTCTTAAATCCCAAAGTTTATTTAGTGGGGTCATAAAGATTGTTTTTTCTTTGTGAATAATTTAGTTATCTCCTTTGCTACTTCTCTATCGACAATGTCATTGTTTAATGCGTAAAGTTGGCTTAATTCAGTAGTATTTATGCATAGATCAATAGCTAATTCCAAGTCATCCACGCTATCGTGAGCCTTTAAGTAAGCTGGAGTTTCCTCTGTTGATTGAGCCATCTCATCGCCAGTATAAAGACCGCTTAAATCTTGTGGGTAAGCCTTTCTCAAAGCCAATGCCTCTGCAACTTTGCTTAACATTGTATGCGGCATCTTAGCCCATAAGCCCATCGGTTTGCCATCGTTTGTTCTTTGGCAATACTCATCCCAGTAAGCAACACCTACCGATGCTTCATACCTTGTTTCTCCGTGAAATCTAAAAACTGAAACCTTACAAGATATTAACTTACCATCTTCTTCAACAAAAATGGGTTCGCTTTGCCCTCCATAGTTACCGCTACGTTCTGCGATTACTCGGAAGCCATCAATGCTTGTTTGAATTGTCATTTTCTTACCCCATCCGTTTTGTGTTTTTACGTTACGATGGATGCAATAAATTTGTCTTGATAACGCATCAAGTCCTGTTCTTTGGGCTTGATAAAGAAAGAGTTTTAGTTCGTCAACTGTTGCCTCTGGAGCAATCTGTGATTTTACTAATTCTACTTGATCTTTCGTGTACGAAAGTTGTGGCTTTTTAGCCAGTTGTTGTTCGCTCATATTGGTTGGTTTTAGAGTTTAAAATTAGGTACTTTAGTGTTAATAACCAAATTAAAGTAGCACATTTAAGTTGAAAATGTCCTTTTTTATGGTATCATCAAACTTATTTGATAGTTGTCCACGAATCTTTGATATTGAGTGTAAGACTGTGGTTCTATCCCTATTGAACAATTTAGCTATTTCCTCACCATTTAACTCGGTCTTTTCCTTAGTAAAATACATAGTCATTTGCCTTGCTAAAGTAACCTCCTCACCCCTGTATTTAGACATCATTTGTCCATACTTAATCTGGTAGTAATTGCATACTTTTTCGGCTATTTCAACTGCATACTCTTTCTGTTGTTCTTTGTCCATTCTTATTGTTTTTATGTTTAAATGTTTGTCTAATAAATCTTTTAATTGATTTATCTCTTGCTTTAGTTTTTTGTTCTTTTCTCGCAAAACCTCGATTTCAAGTTCTGCCATATATGTTTTGTGTACTTCTCTCATTAGAAATGTAAAAGGTTTATTGGTAACATAAAGTCCTCCGTTAATGTATAAAGGTCCAGAATCAAGTAATGGTAGCTTTTAAGGATTCTTCGCTGGATGTCATTCATCCTTGCAATCTTGATTAGTAAATCTTCCTCGCTAATCATTGTCCTTGTATCATCCAATCCTCGCCTCCATTCGGCAAGGTCAGCCTCAAATAGATTTTGCCTTCCTTGTGCTTGTTTTAGCAGTTCCAGTAGGGTTGTTGCTCTTTTGTGCAACTTCAGTTGTTTCTCTTGATAGATTAGTTTGCTCATATTGTTTTAGGATTTTGTAAACCAACTTACTAAGCGTTATGCCTTTGTTGTCGGCTTCGGTTTGTAAATTAGTCTTGATTTGTTGACTCACTAACGTTGTAATAAGTGTTTTCATAGATTTCATTAATGCCCTTTGCTAAGTCTAAACAGGCTTGTACTGTTTCTCTTACATAGCCATCATTAGGCATAGTTAATAATTTAGTTTCTAAAGTGTTGATGTAAAGTTGAATTGGTGTCATACTAAAGGTTTTGAAGGATTGCGGTAATTAAAAATGCCACGCATACAATAATAAATGCATACATAGGTTTAATGCTTTCTGCTTTGTAGCGTTCGTTTGCTTTCTCTTGTGGAGTTTTTAGTCTGTTCATATTGGTTGTTTTGGTTTAGAAATCAAAGATAGGGCATAAACATATAACTTTATCAAACAAGCCAATTATTTTAAATAAATGTGATGAACGGCAAATAATAGGGATAAATGGCATAAAAAACCCCCAAATAAGACTAAATGGGGGTTAAACCTAAGTTCTCCAATATGAACGACAAAGATATATAAAAAACCCCAGCTTTTTAGGACTGGGGAACTATGAACCAACAACTATTTAGAACCATCTTGCAATGGTGTATCGTTAGAATTGTCTACCATTCGGTATCCTTGCTGCCAAAGAACCTTACATAAAGTTACGCTTTTCTCTATAATGGCTTCTTCTTCATCCATTGGGTTGAGTATATGTAAGCACTCGTGCAACAAGATTTCAAGCTGCTTCTTGCCCTTTAGTCGTGAATCAATATAAACTACACCATCACTTTCAGCAATGCCGTGAGCCTGTTCCCTACCTAATTTTCTATATATAACTTTAATCTTCATCTTTTAATAAAGCTAAATCAGGTCTGTCTATTTCTTTAAATATAAGTTTCTCACCACCTCTTATCTTGCCTAAGGTCAACTTAATGTCTTGTTCTAATTGGTGGAGTTCAATTAATTTAGCAACTAACCATTGCTCTTGTTGTATCGTTGTCAATTTTGCAAAGTTTTTAGGGTATCTCATATTAGAAAATTTTATTTTTATATATTCTTTTATTTTGAACCGAGTAGTAACCTTCTTTATCTTTTTCTAATATCGCAAACCCTTGTGAGTAATTATCAACGTGCTTACAATATTCTACGTTAGGATGCATAAGGTGTCCTGTGGTCCAGCAAGTAAAGACTTCCTCATCAAACTGATTCTTGGTTGTGTAAGATTGTACTTGATGAACGTGTGAAGCTATTGCCGACTGCTTTACTCTATCATAAAGGGTTTTAGCTGGGTTTACACCGCTTCCCCTTCTAAATGTTGTATCGCCGTGAATGATAGGTAATTTACCAAACTTAACGTGGTCTATATTCTTAATCGGAATGATGTTAAATGTGTTCAACATAAGTATTTCCTCTAAGTCAAACTTGCCGTTTAACCCTAATAATTCAGGTGCTTTGGTTCGCATATACCTTTCATACCTAAACTCGTGGTTTGCATCTAAGTTGTAGTAAATCGGTATGTCTTTAAATGATGCTCTTATAAATCCAAGCATTTCAATTATAGCCTCGTACTCCTCATCAAACTTTCTAACTCTTGGGTCTTTCTGGAAGTCGCTTAATTGATAAAAGTCAACCAAATCTCCATTGATAAATAATGAATCAATCTTTTGTTCGTTTAAGTATTTAAAACAAACTTCAATCGCTTTAGGGTCGTGGAATGGAACTTGTAAATCACTAATAAATCCCATCTTCTTAATTCCTATCGGTAAACAGTAAACAATCTTTTCATCTACCCAAGTTGGTGGCTGCACAAAGTGCGAACCTGTACGCTTAAAATCTTCTAAGAATTGTGTGTTTTTTCCTCGTGATGCTCTATCCTCTCCAGTCTTACCTCTGTAATAACGTATCAAATAGCGTACGTTTTCTTGATTGTCAAAGTGTGCGCTTTGCTCCTTCATAATCAAAGAAGCCAAAGTGTTAGAAGGCATCCATTGAGGATATTTGGATAAATAGTCCAAGACTATCTGACCACTCATTGTGGTTTTTTTGCCTTCTTTCTTTTTTGTTGGTGTCATAGGTTTATTTTAGGTTAGTGAGTTTAGTATCAAATCTGCTTCTTCTTCTCTGCGTTTGACCAATCCATCTAATCCTACATTTTCCCAGAGCCTTTTGCTTCTTTCTATCTGGTCAGCTATCCCTTCGTAGTCTTTTTTAGCCACAAGTTCAACTATTGACCTCATTTCACTTCTTGTATCTCCATCTAAATTGTTTCCTCTGTTGTAAACCATAGAAACCAAAGCACCTCTTGTGTCCTCGTTTAACGAATCAATCTCTGGATAAATCTCCTTTGTTAACTTGTAGTATTTAGGTATTGACTTATTAACGAATACATCGTAGGCAAAATTGTATGGAATCCTAACTTGTAGGATTTCGCCTCTAAGCATTGATTTAACCGCCTCTCCTTTAATGCCTACTACTTTCCTTAATGCGTGTAAGAAGTTTAAGTTTAATCCATCCCAATCGCTAAAGAATTGATTATCTCTAACTTCACTTAAATTATACCCTATTCCGATAACAACTCCTTTATCAGTCAAGATAGGCTTCTGGTATCTACGTTCATAAACGGCTCTACCTCCGACCTCGTGTTTAATAATTAGTTCAATAGCTTTCTTGGAAATCATATTAGTAGTTTTGGTATGTTGTTTTACCATTTACCCTTACTGCTCTTAATAGTTGCTTTCTTTGTTTTCCTGTTGATTCATAAGAAACGTGAACCCAATCTGGATTTTCTTTTGTTCCAAATTCCCAAATCATTTGGTCAAAAACTAAATTGTCCTTAATGTAATCAAATACCATTTTGTTGGTTACACCGCTTGGAGAACCATCCATATCAATATCAATAGCTTCTCCTGTGCAATGCTGACTGGTTAATGAACCTCCAATGCATTTATTCAGTTCTATACTACGATAACCGCTTGATATGTGAATAGGCACTCCAAAGTGTAATCTAACAGGCTCAAATACCTTTTCGGCTAATAACTTAAAGTTCTCAATGTGTAATGGAATAGGCATATTGCTGATTCCGTTTCTTTTTGCTGATTCGCTACGAATAACCTCGCTTAAATCTAAGTGTGCTGATAGTTTCATAATATATTATATATAAAGTAAATTAAACCAATTACCCATAAGCTAAAGCCAATAATTAATGCTCTTTTTTCGTTATTCGGCATCTTTCTTTGTTGAGAATTTGTCAATCGTACTTGACCCCATTGCTGCTATACATATAGCCATAACTGCATCAACAAGTTTGTCGCTTGGTGCAATCTCTTGATGTGTAAACGAGTTAGCCAATAAGGTAATGCATAAAAACAACGCACTCAATAGAGCAATAACTCTTTTGGTGCTTATTGACCCTCTTTCATCCGATAATAAATTTGCTATCCATTTCATTTTATTGTGTTTTAACAAGTACTAATGCCATAAACAATACTAAAGTCCATAGTCTATTTATGCCTTTTTCTTTCTCAAAGGTTTCTTTGAATTCTTCGTCAATTCCTGTGGTTGGTTTAGTATTTTCGATAAAAAATCGGTAAAGATTGATTGTATCTTGCTTTTTACTAATTTGATTAATTGCTGAATCATAATACTTTGTTTTAATTTTTAATGAATCTATTGTCTTGTTATAACCTAAATACAAAGCATTTATTTCTTTGCCTTGCTCAATGGTCATAATAACAACAGAATCTTCTTTTATTTTTTTAATTATCGGATATTGCGAGTAGCTTGAAACTGACACCAGTATCATTACTAACACTATCCAAAGTTGCTTTGACTTCACTTAATTCCGTTTTTAATGTTGTTACCTCTGTTTTTAATTCCTTTATAGTTTCCACCGCCTTTTGTACCAACTCCGCTTCTTTCTTACTTGCCTTAGCTTGTACTTGAACCGACAAATCGTTTGTTTCCGATACCTTATTCATTAACTTTTGAAACTCTATATCTTCTTTTGTTTCCTCGCTTTGGTTTTGAGCCGATGCAGTACATCCCATTAAAAATATAAATAATAAGTATTTCATTACTTAATAGATTGTATTTTACCTAAACTTTCAAGTGTGCTTAACTTAGCCGTTGCAGATGCCAAAGATGAATCGCATCTTCTTAATGCCACTTGCATTATGTCTACCTTCTCATCTAACTTTTCCACCTTAACACCTTGACTTGTAATCTGGTCTTTAAACGTAGAACGTACATCAATATACAATGCAGATATCCCACAAAGAACGATGAATAAAGTAGCTACAACAGGATTCTTTGCGAATGTTTTAAAATCAACAGGTAATGCCATTTTAGAATAATTTTTTATAATAACCCAATGAATAATGATTTGTAGTTGCGTTTATTGTAAATAAGCCATTTTTAGCCGTTTTATATCCTAAACCAAGTCCTAAGCCTACTTTATTGTCAAATGCCCTTAAATCGCCTAAAACACCCAAATAAACCTCGCTTTTAGGCTTTGGAGTAATTACTTTAGTAATTGTTATAGTCGGTAGGTTAAAATTGGCACTAAAACCTCTGCCTTGTATTTTATTTTGGCTTATTGTATCTTGGATGTATGCGTATCCTAATGAATCTATGCGCATAGTATCGGAGTAAACCTTTACTTGGTTATAGTCCTTAACAATAGTAATTGTATCGTGAACCTCGTCAATATTGTAGATTGTGTCTAAAACGACAAAAGGGATTGATTTCCCTTTGATAAACTTAGTAAAAGTTTTCTGTTGGTAAACTGTGTCGGTGTCTATGATAACCGATGGTTGACCTATGTATTCTGACTTGTCCTTTATAAAAAGAAATACAATAATAACCAATATCGCTATTACTATATTCTTGTACATTATTTGAATCTTTTAGCAGCCTTGATGTAATAACGAATGGCAAAAACACCTGAAATAATAGCAATCAAACTCGCTATAAGACTAACTACTGGTTGAACATTTACAACACCAATAAATGCGGTTGTACCGCTAAGAATAGTTAATAAGTCCGATTGATTGCTATTATGTACCATTAGTCTTCTTTTGTTTCTTGTGGTGGATTTTGTTCTTGTGCAATTTTGCCCAAATAACCTAAAATTGGATTAGCAAACTTTGCTGGAATCTCCATTAAATAGGCTTCTAATTCTTTGATTTGCTCTGTCGTTAATTGTATCATAGTTTTTATTTTATATACAAATATAGTTAAATATTCAAATAAATTAAGGATTTGTAAAAGGTAACGGAAGTACTACAATCGGTGGGTTAACTTGATTCTCTATTTGAGCATCTAAATTAAGGTCTAAAGCCTCTACATCTAAAGAAGCATCTAACCAACCACAAACAATGTCATAGGTTAAATCCTCGTAAGGGATAAAGTTAGTAACATCATCCTTTGAGAATGATTGAGAACCATAGATACTTGCTTGGTATTCTTTATCATTTACTACTTCTTTTGCGAACCTTGACCAATGGGATACAACTACAAAGTCTGTTAAATCACCATCTTGAGGAACGCAGTCTAATTGATTAATGTACCAGTATTTCATATTATTTATTTTTCAATTCGTCTATTTCTGCTTTAAGTTCTTGGATTGCGTTTACTAATGTAACTATAATTACGTTGTAGTTAATACCTATAAAATCTTCGCTTTGTTCAAATGCTTGTGGTATATGTTCTTTAACTTCTTGTGCAATTAAACCTACTTGTTTTTCATCGCCATCATCTTGAAAGTCCATATTATATCTTTTAGGCTTTAATCCTAAAATTGCATCAAGACCTAAACTATATGTTTCAAAGTTTCTCTTTCTTTTTACATCGGAAGCTGGTATCCAAGTAGAAGATGAAGATAAGTATACATAACCTCCATTATTTGAGTATCCTTCTAATCTTGAACTAATTCCACCTAAATATCCGTGCATTGTACCTTGATAACCTAAAGCTAAAGAAAGACTATTATTTGATGAACTTACTGCAACAACATTACCATCTCCAGCAACAGACAATCTAAATGTAGCTGGTGTTGTTGTACCGATTCCAACATTACCACCGCTTGTGATGGTCATTGCATTTGAATTATTAATTCTTAAATCAATAGTTTTTCCAGTTTTTGCATTTACTATTGTAGTACCATCATTTGATGATAAAAAAGAATAATCTCCAGCTCCACTTCTAGCAGTATGAGAAAATGAAACAAAGTTATTTGTGTATGACGGAATTACACCAATAAAACCAACACCATCTGCCGTTACACTACTTGAGAATGTAGCAGCACCAGTAGAGGCTATGGTTAATCTTGTTGCTCCATCTGCACTAAAAATAATACTTCCACTTCCTACTGCGGAAAGGTTTAATCTACCTGCTGCGGTTGGGTGCGTACTTCCAAACATTAAAACTGTAGCACCATCTACTCCACTACCACCACCATTCAATCTTAGATAAGAACTCGTTAAAGGTCTGTACATTTCAGCACCCATACTTGCATTACCATCAACTTGTAAAGTACTTGAGAATGTAGCACTTGTACCACTTAAAGCACCAGTAAGTGTACCACCAGTTAAAGGTAGGTAACCAGATAGATTGCTTGTAAGGGCAATAGTACCTGTTGCATCAGGTAAAGTATATGTTCTTCTTGCACTTAAAATAGATGCATTAAAATCTGCTACTACTGTACTATTACCAAAAAATATACTTAAATAATTCACTGTACTTGAAACCAAAGAAACATATCCAGCACCTGATATAGATTGACCAGATGTTGCAGTTTTTAAATTTAATGCATTTGCAGTTCCAGATGAATCATTTACAACTACACCTCTATTAGTTTGTAAATTTGATGTTATACTATAAACACCTAAATTAACATCACTTGTTGCTCCACTATAAGGTACATAAGCACTAAGGTTTGATGTCAATGCTATTGTACCTGTTGCAGCAGGGAATGTGTAGTTGTAAGAACTTGTATTAACAAAATTTAAAGCAGATGTAAAACCTGTATCACTTGTTAAATATAAACTTGATTGTGCTGAACTTTTTACAAAGGTTAAAGCACCATATCCACTTGTTGTAGAAATAGTTGCACCATCTTTTAATAGTAAACTTGCGTCTAATTTAGTAGCTGCACTAAAAGTTTTTGCACCACTAATTGTTTGTGCAGTCGCTAAAGTTACATAACCGCTTAAATCACTTGTCAAAGCTAAAGTACCTGAAGCGTTTGGAAAACTATATGTATTAATAGTATTATTAGAAATTAAACTACTTGATAAATATACACCTTTTATAATACCACCACCTTGACTATATTGTATTCCTAATGTATCAGTGCTTAATGCGTAAATAGATGTATATCCACTTAAACCATTTGTTGCTGAAGCAAATTGTTTAAATCCTAAATAACCACCATTTGTTGTACCATTTATTGAAATAGAAATACCAGCACTTAATGAATTACTTCCTAAATCCAAACTTGTAGTTGCTCCACTATATGGCACATAACTACTAAGATTTGATGTCAATGCTATTGTACCACTTGATGCTGGGAATGTGTAATCATAAGTAGCATTATTTAATAATTTTAACCTACTAAAAAATGGGTCGCCATCATGTGCAAATGTTACATTAGTATATGTTCCAGATTTAGCTGCATAAAATCCTGTATATGTAGCACTAACTAATGCACCTGTTCCTATTCCATTATATAAGCTAATTCCATACCCTGCTTGTATTGAATCCCCAAATGTCTTTAAACCTGTAAATGTCTGGCTTCCTTCTAAAAGTGCTAAAGTACCAGTAATGTCAGGGAGAGTAAATGTTCTTGATGTAGCAGCTGAAATTGTTGAAAAATCTAATATTGCAGTTCTAAGAACACTACTTACTATTGACCTTAATGATAATGTATTTGATGCTCCAGATGCTAATAATATTGTATCGTTAGAGCCAAACCAACTAAATCCACTTCCAGTTTCAATAGAAATAGAACCACCTAATATTGTGTCTTTTTTTAATATTATTTGTTTAGGGTCAATAAGACTTGCAGAAAGATTATAAATACCTAAGTCAACACTTGCATTTGCACCAGTATAAGGAACTTTACCATTAAACGTACTCCAATCTGTTGAACTTAACTTACCTGTATTTGTAGCCGAAGCCACAGGTAAATTAAAAGTATGAGTAGCCGTAACACTTGAGATGTTAAAGTCCGTACCATCCGTTCCTGTGCCAAAGAATTGATTTTGTCTTGTAAGGTTATTTAAAGAGATTAATCCTTTTGAGAAAGTAGTAACTACTTGACATAAATGATTGTTCTCGGTATGTAAAGTAACTGTTCTACCATCTACGTTTACATATATTCTTATTGCTATTCTATCTGTTACAGTCAATACGCTTTGAGCAACTGGTACTGCAAAGTAATAAGGGTTAATAACAGTTCCTTGATTGATGTACTCTGGAACTCCAACGCTTGTACCTATTAAGGTAAAAGTTGTGCCATCGTATTTATAAACCTCTGCATAAGTAAAAGGATTACCTGTGTTGTTATTTACACTAAAATAGAACTCACAATTAAAGTTACCAGCAGGTACTTCTAATAAAGCTGGGTCATTAGCATCGGTTATATAACTTGCTACATATCCATTTGAAGATATAACAATGTCAGTTCCAGCACCAGCAATAGGTGTTTTACCTAATTGTCTATAAGCAACACCTCCGATTGTACCTTGACTTACACTTGAGTTAAGATAGTAACTAACCGAACTACCCCCACCTGTTGATGTTGGGAAATCCGCTAATGTACCATCTCCTCGTACATATTGAGAAGCATCTCCATCTAAAGCAGAAATCACTCCAGAATTTGAAACCACTGGTCCTTGTAAATCCCTTATTTTCGCTTCTCCTGTTACTTGTAATTGACTCATAATATTTTATTGAAATAATCCTCTAATATATTCCCCAGCTGCTAAAACCCTACCAAAAGTAAGAACTCCTGTCGCACTCACAAACTTAACATCATCACCAGTTGGAACTCCTGTTGTTAAAATGTTTTGTGCATCCACACCACCTCTTGAAACGTAAAGACAATTGTAACCAATCGTGTCCGCAAATGTAATTGATGTTTCGCCACCACTTGCCGTGTAACCTTTTGTCTTGACAGGGTTTGCACCAACTATTATAATTCCCTCTGGGTCTACGCTTGTTCCTGTTGTGTTGTATGCTCCGCTACCTTGTAGGCTCACGTTATATGTAGCCACATCTTTTTGAGGTGCGTTTATTGCTAAAAATGATATATTACAAATTCCTTGAATAATAACAAATCCATCAACTCCATTATCTACCACAAACTTAACTTCTATTGGCTCTCTTGCTAATTGCTTCTCTAACATAAACAAATAAGAAAAGCCAGTCAAAGTAATTAACCCATCACAACTTACACTCCAAGTAGCTACATCGTTCTTATATTCTCTAAACCAAGCACTTGTTTGGCTTGTTACCTCTTTTTGGTCAATTGTTACATTAAACGTGCAAGTTGTACTACACGCAAAAGCCACGTCAACCTCTGGGTCTACATCTGTCCTATGCCAATAAAGCATCACATTATTTCCAATTACTGCTGCCATATTACAAATTTACGCATTATTAAAATATCTTTTTGGAGTTTCTATGGTAACATCCCCTATGTAATCAATAGTAGCAGTTGAAGCATTATCAATAGCTGTAATCTCTAAAAGTTGTATTTGGCTTGTTTCGTTTAAATAAGGATTAGATGTAAGCCTATTTATTAAAAACTTCTTGTTATTATAAGACAAAGCGTTTGTACTTGCATCTTGAATTGTATAAGTTTTGTCAAGATAAATAAACCCATTTGCTCCTGCTATTGCACCCAAATCTCCCTCTAAAGTAGCTATATTCTTATTTAGTAAGTTTGAATATTGGCGCATTACTAATTGAGCCAACATAGTAAATGCCTCTGGTGGATATCCATATCTATACCAATCAGTCCAAATATCTCCATCTGCTTTAAATAATAAACCTACATTGTTTCTTATTGGCGCTGCTCCTTGTGGAGGATAAATTGCACTATAAGGTATGTCAATATCAGTTGCTATTTGTGATGTAGAACCAATATTTCTTGTTAAAATAACTTCCTTAATAGAAGCCTCTCCTTGTGTTAATTTAACGTTTTTAATGTACCCACCAACTGCACCAGCTGCTGCTTCAAATTTAATACCTATTAAGCCTTCAATAGTTAAACTTAAATCTTGTGAATACCCCATAGGAATATTTACATTATAAGAAACATAAGTGTTAAATGTATCATAAACAATATCTCTAAAATGAACTGAAGTTGACCAAACATCATTATCTCTTAAATAATAAGTTACTCCGCCAATGAAAGCCGTTATATAAACTCTAATTTTATCACCAGCATTTGCGCCTTGTAATTCAAAAGACAAAGTTGCACTTGTTCCATACATTTTTGGCAAAAATGAATAATTAACAGGAGATAAAAAATAGTTTTGAATATATGCATTTCCACCACCTAAATAAAATATTTCGTATCTATTTGATTGGTCTTCATTTAATATAACTAAAGTTGCTCTTGATGGCGCAACCTCAAACTCACTCCATCCATTTGCTCTTAACGAAGAACCAGAACCAGTAGTAAATTTAAAAGTACCATTATATATGTAATTTGCTGCATAATTATACGGCAAAGTTGATTCAATAGTTGGATAACCCTTTCTAACTATTTTAGTTTGGTTATTATTTACAAAATGAACATTACCATCTTGATATGGTTGTATGTTTATTGTATTAGTTAATGTGCCATTACCACTTGTAGTTGGAACATTAGCAACAACATATCTTGTATAATAAATTGTGTCAGCTTGTTGATTCATTGGTAAAATATACCAATCTCCATTAGCTTGAAATAATCTACATCCAAAAGTCTTAATTATATTTTCTAAAATAGTATAATAATCTAATTTGTAAAAATCCCTTTTATATTGATAGGTTTGGCTAAATGGTTCATTACCAGCAGCATCTCCTCTATCAAACATTCCATCTGCATAGTAAGAACAACAAGCATAAATAAATATCATATCATCAAACGGCAATGCTTTTAAGCAAGTACCTATGATGTCAATTAACTTAATTAATGAATTAGTATTTACATCACTATCGTAATATATGTATCTAAGAAAAGAAAGTCCATCAATACAATTCATAGTAACTTCTTGATTACCTGTTGTAAATGGAACTTGTATATAATCATTAAGTAAAAATCCTCTCCATTTAATTACATTATTAATAACTAATTCAACGTAGTACTTTGTTTCATCAAAGTTTAATAAGTCTGGAAAGTTATTATAATCATTTTGGTCAGATATAATAAAAGACACATTTAATTGTGAAGATATTATAGAAGCAATTGGGTCTTCATTTGTAGCATTTGGAACTAAAGAAACATTTGTTCCTATGTATGGAGTAACAGTTGCACCAACATAACTTTTTTGGTATATCTTAACAATTAATGATGTTTCATCTCTTAACTCTTGAGTTATTGTATATCTTAATCCGTATGCCATTATGCTAAACTAATGTTTTGTCCTTTAAGATTAGATGCCTTTTGCGCTCTATTTGTAGCTAATAATAAATCTTGTCCTCTAAGAACAAACGCACCACCTCCATCACCAGCTGCACCAATAGGATTAAAGTTTGTAAATCCACCGCCACCACCACCCATAGTTGGTATTCCTAATGCAGTCATAATAGCTTTAAATATCAAAGCCTTAACTATCATTGTAGTCAATTGAATAATTATTTGCTTAAATGATTGCTCTAATGCTTTACCTATATTTTCACCATTTGCCATAGCAGTAAACATTGCTTCAAACGCTGGTGTTAATGTATCTGTTATACCATTAGCTAATTGCAATTGAGTGTTGTATCTTCTTAATGCAGATTCATTTTTAAATATTTGTTCAGCGGTATATTGTTGAGCAAACATTGGTAAATCCTTACTTAGCTTAGTTGGTGTTGCAGGTGTTTTAATTTCATTTTCGGTTTGTATAATTTGAGTTGTACTAACCTTTAATACTCTTGCTTGTTTACCTAATTTTTCAATGCTTTTAGTTGCTTTATCAGTTGCTTTTGTAGTATCATCAGCACCTTTAGTAAAAGTGAAAAAAGGGTCTTTTGTAGCAGAAACATATAAATCATTTACTGAAGTTTTTAACCCTATAATTTCAGTTTTTAATGCATTTGCCTCTTTTCTTGCATTTATATTAGCTTTAGCAGCATTATTTATTACATCTGCTTGACCAATTGTCGCATAAACATTTTGATTTATAAGTGCATTACCAATTGCTAACTCTTTATAATATTCTCTACCTGAAAGTAATATTTTTTTATTTGCATCTGCTAAAGCAATAGTTTTATCAGCAATTTGGTCAATATACCTTGTTGTTAATGCTTGATTTACTAATGATTGTGTATATAATTCAACTGCTTTTCTTGCTTGGTCAACATTTGTAATTGTAGATGCATAAGCCTTATTTACTTTTCCTAATTCAGTTACAACCGCTTTAAATGCCTCTGCCCTTCTTTCCTCGCTTACATTTGCATCTTGACTTATTGTTAAATATGCTTGTAATCTTATTCCTGTCTCACTTGCTTCTGCTCTGGCATCTTTTAAACTTTGTGCAAATTTATCTTCAGCTTTTGACGCTTCGTTTGTCCCTTTTATAAAATCAGCTATTTTAGGACCAAATGCAATAATAATAGATGAAACCGCACCCAAAGCTAATCCAATACCTGCTGGACCCATTAAACCACCAGCCATTGCTTTTAAAGCACCTCCTGTGCTACCTGCTTCTGTTTTTAATCTTTGGAATGATTCTAATAAAGGGTTTAAGTTATTGGCAATACCTATAAATCCATAAGGAGCATCCTGTGCAACTCTTGATAAATTTGATAAAGCAGTTGTGGCTTGTCCGCTAACATTACCAAAGTTTTGCATCTCGGTTTTTAAACCTTTAGATGTCTTTATAAAGTTATTTAAATTTGCTAACGCTTCTGCCGTGTCAGCGGTTATAGTTAGTTTTAACGTTTCTTGTGCCATTTTATTATTTTACTCCATACAACTTTAATGTCCTTGCCAATTGCTCTTGTGATAATTTAGGCTTTTCTTCCTCTTGTTCATCACTTGGTAAAGGAAAAAAACTCTTTAAACTCTTTGGACTTTTCTCACTTGTATTTACTTTGTAAATCAAATAAGCTACCATTCTTGTTCTTTCCCATTCCCTCACTTCCTTGTTCTGATAAGCCGTTTTATACAACAAAAATTCTCGCCACGTCAATTGCCAAAACTCGTTAATCGTTAAGCCAACTTCAATAGCGAGAATAATTATTGAGTCCCAACTATAAAACCCTAATTTTTTTTTTCATCCGTTTCCTTCTCTGGCTTTAAATCTGGAGTCATTGAGTCTTGCATATATTTCATAAACTCGACCAATTGTCCTTCTTTTGCCGATAACCCACCAACTTCATCTATCCATTCGCACACTTCAAACTCTGTAAAGTCAATAGGCTTTTTAAGGCTCTTGCATCCACTTTCTGCTGCAGCTTGAACAATATGAACGATTGTATCTAAGTCATAAACTCCTTCAGATAAAACCTCAATTAATTGCATTAGATTTTTATTCTCTAATTCGCAAAACCTTTTCATAGCCCAAGTTCCCCACTTTAAGTGGATTGTGTTGTTGTCAGTCTTTAATTCAAACATAGTTTTTTATTTATTATACAGTTTCAGTTTGTGCAATAGGAGGTACACTTACTACGAAAGTTGCAGTAAATTTAACATCATCCTTATCATCAGCATTAACACCAAAATCGCTAATAAACACTAAAGAACCTGCACCACCATAAGTGATATCACCAGATGTTGGAGTTGCTTTACCCATCTTAATTGCGAATAAAGTCTTAGCAGCGTGAGCAGCATACAATTGTTGGTAACTATCTTTAGATGGAGTTCCTGTTTCATCAATCGCAAAACCTTCACACTCAAAAGATTGAGAAAATGAAGGTGCTGGAGTGAACTCGTTACCACACTTAGAAGTTGCATCTATTGTGTCGTTAGTCGATGTTAATGAGTTGGTAGTCAAACAAGCAACTGGCTTGAATGTTCCATCATTGTTTATGTCAGCTAAAAGAATATAATCTCTTGCGCTTACTTTTGTTTCTGGCATTTTATTTAATTTTAAATTTGTGTTATTATAATGTTATAAGTTATTAATACTCTGAAAACGTTATCTAAAGGGCTTAAGCCATCTAAATTCCTAATACTCTCTACACTTAAACTTGATGCACTAAACCCATTTGATAGGGTTATTGTTGTATCTGAGTTTATATCTTCTAACACCAAATCACTTATTGCTTCAGCACGTTTATAACCAAAGTTAGCATTTTTTGTAATAATATCAACTACGATTGAAATACTATTTGTATAACCATCTTTGCCTTGCTCTTGACTTGATGTCCTTCCAGTCATTACAATATACTCATCACCTGCTCCTTCTGGAGCAAAACCATCGTAAACAACTAATCCACTTGCACTTGCCAAGTTGGTAAAAAACCATTTCTTTATTTCTATATTAGGATTTAGCATCTAACAATTTTTTTAATCTTTGTATTAATTTAGGCTTTTCGGTTTCATAAGCTGGTATTAAATATGGTTGTGGTCTAATACCATTCTTTAATATTTTTATAGCTAAAAACCTTGCTAACTTTTCATCCTGTGAAGATTGTACTCCTTTACCACCTAATCTTCTTTGACTTTTTACGCTATAAGTACCAGCTAATCCTTTTCTTTTTACCCACAAAGTTAACGCTTCAATCATATCATTTAAACTACCTCCTTTGTTACCTCTAAATGTTGCAGCATAATCTTGAAAACCAGCTGGTATTGAAACCTTTCCACCTGTACCAAATTCAACATAAGCACCATAAGAAACTCCAACCTCTACATAATGCGTTAACTTATCCTTGCTTGTTGCGTGAATACTTTGTCTTAAAGTACCTAAATTTACAGGCGCATTTCTTTTAGCATCCCTTTCAATCTTCAATGTTGATGCTGACATTTCTTTGGCTATATCATTAGCAATCTTACTATTAAGGTCAGCTAACTTTTTTTCAAGTCTTGGTATGCCAGATAAGTCAATTCCAAATGCCATTATGCATTAATTATTAATTCTAAAAACCTATTTTGATTCTCTACATTAGTTATTGAAGCTATCGTATATCTTATTGATTCAACCTCTACTTCATCCGAATCGTTTATAGTAACCCCAAAACGAATATAAAGCCTATTAGAGCGGTCAAATTGTAATTCTGACTCTCCTATTGCCCTAACTTGATTATTTGGTCTTAAATCACCCCAAACTGTGCTTTGTAGGGCAAATGTCGTAGTGTAGCCACCTTGACCATCACTTACCCTTGTGGCAGCATAGATTTTAACCTCACGAGTCATCGTGTTGGCATCAACGTAATTTGCTTTCGCTTTTCCTAACTTCATATTATAAAATTGGGCTTATTCTTGTCCATCTTTGACAGGCTTTCCAAGACTTCTCACAAATACCTGAATCGCCATCTAATCCTCTATTCTCGTAATCGTAGCTTATTTGGTCTAATATGGCTAACTTAAGGTCTTTTGGGATAGTTGTGTAACCAGCTTCATAAGTAGCCTTTAAATTGGCATATCTTGGTGAAACTAATTTAGGGAACTCATTACCTATTAATTGCAAGTTAGGTGTTGTAACCTCTATTCCGCCTTGCTCCATATCAAACAACTCAAATGTATCTATGTCAACTGGTCCAAAAGGAATATCAAAATTGCCACTAATATTATAAAAATATGTAGTAATGTCTTTTGGTATCAAACTCAATCCTGTTGCCACTTCGATAGCTTCTCTTGCTTGTGTAATCATTAACGTAATCAAAGTATCTTCAGCACTTGTAGTAACACGGCAATACAATTTCGCCTCTGCTAAAGTAACTGGTTCTGTAATTGGTGCGATAGGAACTGCACTAAAATCATTAATATAATTAGAATAAGACATATCCTTTTTTTACAAAATTACTTAATTTATTCCAATAAAAAACCCCCACCGAATTGGTAGGGGTCATTATTTACTAATCCTTTAGAACTATACGTTACCCATATCAGCAAAGATTGCAGATGTAGTCAACATTAAGTTGATGTCTTCGTAACACTCAATACGAGCAGTTACTAAGTTCTTTTGGAAGTTATCTCCATTCTCATAAGAGAACTCGATAGCTAAACCTTCAACTTCAACTCTCTCTAAGTAGCTATTGTCAAAGATTAAAACTTTGTCATCAGTTACCCAAGATGCAGATACAACTGGAACACCCCAGATTGTAATACCACCATTAGGGTTTACGATAACACTACCAGCACCAGCATAGTAACCAGCAGCAATAGTTGCTTTCAATAAGCGACCCATTTGTTGTTGAGATACTAAAGCATAAGAAGGAACAAAGTTCGCAGCTTTTTGGTTACCGATGTAATCTACTAATTGTAACAAATCGTTAGTTTCAGCAGTTGTAGTTGAACCTGTTGCAGCAGCAGATACAGTAGAGAAAAACGCAGCATTCTCAGCCTTGAAGAAATCTCTTTGTAACATTCTTGGTAATGTTTGAGTCAAGAAAGGTAAAGACTTCAACATTTGCTTAGAGAAAGTAGAGAAACCAGCAAGGTAGTCATTTACAACTTTAACTTCAGTTAAAGAGTAGTTGTTCTCACCTTTATCAGAACCTTCAGTTTGAGCAGCGATGTTGTTAGTTAAACCAGCATTCTCACGATAGTAAACATACAATCCAGTCTCACTTCTTACAGTAGGGATTAAATCTCTAAAGTTTAAACTTTGAGAAGGTTGGATAGCTGGGTTTGGAGCATAAGTTGCTTGAGAATCACCAGTTAAGTTACCACTTAAAGTCATTGTCTTAACATCAGATAAGTCTAAACGGAATTTACCGCTATTCTTTAAAGACTTTTCCATTGCTTC